ATAGGGGGTCTTCTTAATTCTGTATGTGTCATTAGTTGCATTTTATCGGATAAAATTCCCTTGCGCATCATTTTATATATATATATTTTTATTTTATTTCATCTTTTTTATTTAATTCATCTACTATGATAAACTTATCAAAATTGACTCTAAACATGCTTGGGTGGTTTGGTTTCTTATGTAAGTCAACAAAAAGAAAGGGGTGATCTCCTCCTGTTTCAATAGCATAATCATAAACTTGAATAAATTTGTCTTTACTAATCTCTCCACCACAAGAATCAGCAATGTCATCTAATTCCTTATTGTCCTTAGTTTTAAATACTATTAATTGTGTACATTGATTTCTAATTACGCGATTCAGGCCCCCAGTCTGCATTTTAAATGATTGAATTAAAAAATATAAACTAACACCTATTGATCCACCTTCTTGTAATTGTCCTAAATGTCTACTATATGTTGAAAGGGCGTTAATTTTTCTAGGGCGACTATAAATTAATGAACCAAGCATATCATCAAAAATAACTGCTATTCTTGGTTTCTTTCCATTCCATCTATGTTTTGGTATTACAAAATCATTTAGTCCATATGTATTAGTATCAAAAAATTTTAACAGCATATTATCATCTAATGAATTACCTTTTTTAATATCACTCATTAATTTATTGTATTCTTTCATTTCATGCCTATATCTCTCAAGATCTCGTGCTTCTTCATTTATAATTTCTTTTATTTTATCAACACAAGTTAAATCATCTGGATCTTCAAAGGTATGTTCTATATTTAATCTACTCATTAATTCTTTATTTGAATTCATTGTAGGACTAATAGCAATAGTATAATCATAACCCATTTTCTCAATTAAATTAATAGCAGCAACCGATTTGCCTGCGGCACGCTTTCCTACTATAACAGTTACGCAATGCATCTTTGGCATGTCTGGTGCTGTTTCATATGCTCCGCTTGTTTCTTTTGGAGGGACAATTTGTAAGCCTTTTACACTTTGAGTAGACAGCATTATATATATAGCAACTTTTAAAAGTTGCGCAAATTAAATTAAAAAGCGCGTGTGGGACGCTTCCCACTAATAATATTTTCTATAATTTGCAAATCCAGCATTAACAAAATCATTCATATTATCTAATGGAAAAGTTGGCAATTGTCGCAATGCCTGTTGTGGGTGAATAGGAATGTTTTCTCTTTGTCCTCGCATAGGCGAAGTTGGCGGTGCTGGTGTTGTTGCTGGTACTACTTTTGCTTTACTATCATTTTTACTTTTTCGCTTAACAAATATTACATGCTCGTGTGGATGGAATTCATCTTCATCGTCGCTAGATTGCTCTATTACAATTTTGGTTTTGATTGGGCGGGGTTTCGTCCCCGCACGACGTTGTTTAATAGGTATTGGTGCTGGTTCAGGTTCTTCCTCATCATCAAACTCATCATTGTGGTTATATGCCGGTTGTTTAACTAACATTGGCGGTTGCACATCGACACGAGGACTATACTCCGGTACATATTCTTGCGTAACTGGGTTATCAACTAATTCCGCTTTAATTATTTTATTTTCAATTTCTTTGGGTGGTGTTGGATGAAAATTAGGTTCTTTTTTTGCGACACTTAAAGATTTTTTAACTGCTTCTTGCGTTTGGCGTTCATTTTCTAATTTCTCTTCGAGTGCTGCCTCTGCTAATTCTTTTTGCTCGGCTTTAAGTGCTGCTCCTGCTTGACGAATCTCTAATGCCTTCCGGCGCGCACGGCATAACTGCTCTAGTTTTTCGGGGGTCATTACTCGTTTCTCCTTTTTCTCCTTCTTTGCTTCGGGCTCGCTCATTTATTATAACTACAGAAAATAATTTTTGTATAAATTTGTGAAAGTTTCTATAAATTAAATAATTGCTAAAATTAAAATATATTGTTAAAATAAATGAGGTTAATTGACGTAAAACCTAGCACGGCGAAGGGTAAGAAATATATGGCGAAGTTTTGCGAATGTAGCGGGGAGAGTAAGTGTAAAGGTAAACTTGTGCATTTTGGACTTGCCGGTTCAAAAACATATTTAGACCATCACGATAAGGTTAAGCGAGAAAATTATTTAAAGCGTCACCGTGCTAATGAGTCGTGGGATAAACCTATGAGTAGGGGTGCCTTGAGTCGTTGGTTGCTTTGTGGTGACAGCACTTCGCTAAATGAAAATATTAAGGAATTTAAAAGGAAATTTGATTGTTGATAAAAGGTAGTAGGGGTTGTAGGGTAGTATGGATGGGTGGCAACAAATACTCCTTTATATTTTTATAAATTTATTTACAATTTCTGTTTTTAATTTATAAAATTATTTATAAGATAAATATACCCTATTACCTATTACCTTATTACTTTTATATATATATAAAAAATAAAAAATATATATATATAATAGAATACATAGTAGACACCGGTCGGTCTGCCTGCCTAATTTGTATAGTAGGACTGGGGGGGGGTATTCCTTCCACCCCTTCCTCCCCTCCCTCCCTTCCTCCTCGTCCATCACTCTTAAATAAAATATAAAATTTTTTTCTTATTTTATATATTATTTTTTTATTTATTTTATAGAGTATAAAAAGGGTGGAAGGGAAGAAGGTGGAAGGAAAATATAGAATAACAGAAATAAGAATAACAGACCCCCCTCCCTCGGTCTGCTTAAATGGTACCATATTCATCATCACTATCTAAAACTTCCTCAATATTTTCACTAGCAAATTGAGGTTTTAATAAATTAAAATCAAAAGTCCATGTATTTTGTTTCCTTCCTTGAATCCATTTAGGTCCACTACTCAATCCATTATATTTTCTCATTCCTAATCGTGTGGTAAAAGAATTTTTATCTTTAGTCCAAGGAATATGATTTCGTTTGCAAAAATCTAGATAATTCTCATACAAAGTATTTGATGGAATATAACTAATTCCTTTTCCAATATAAACTACTTCTTCAATAAATTCCATAATGGGTTCTTTCTGTGTTTCTTTAAGCATCTCATCGTATTTGCCTATTGGAATATCACTTTCAACAATTTTTGGTTTAGTAGGATAAACCATAAAATAATCATATATAGCTTTAGCAACTTCTAAACATTTAGCATACTCATTACCTTCATTAAAATAAGAAACATTATTAATTTTATCATCACTCATTCGCATAGTAAAATCTCTCCTTTTTAATTTATGGTTAGGGTCAGGATTATTACTAAATGACATAAAACGATGACATGACCTCATAGTATACGAGGTTTTTCCTTTTGGTTGAATATCAATTGTAGGATCACTAACAAGTGCTTTCATTCTATTAAGTGCATGAAAAGTTCCACTTTTATCTGCTTCATTTAATACAACTAAAAACGCTTTTTTCATCATATCATTAAACTTACCAAAAATATATTCTTGTGGATTAGTGCATTCCCAGCATCTATGAGACCCACCCATAAGTGTCTCAAAAAACTTTACAAATGTTCCTTTACCTGAACCTTCTAATCCAATAAAGATTAAATGAATACTTTTATTTTCTGGATACTGAAACATCTGTGCTATCCACATTTTAACAAAGTCAGCATGAATCTCATTATAATCAACCATAACATTAATATGATTTAAGAACCATTCTAAACCTTTCTTAGTTTTAGCATTGTTAACAACTGGCATATTTTGAACTGGAAACTTCTCCCACATATTATACACATAAGACGGACATAATTCATCTTTAGGGAAACTATCATATTTATCATATTTTCTTTTATATGCGTCTTTGAACCAAGTGCTAATAAAAGATGTTACTTTACCTTCTTCATTAATGTATGATAATTCATCATGTAATACTTTAAATGAATGGTCACTATAAACATTAAAATCATTATGTTTATCACATATAAATTCAGCACCAACTTTGCAATTAACAACTTCAAATTCCTTTTTAATTTCATTATAAAAATCACGCTTTTTTGGAACAAAGTCTTTTGGTAACTCAAAAGAATGACTAGGTTCTTTAATTGTTAATTTTATAGTACTAAAATCTGTATTTTCTTTTATATATTTTTCCATAGATTCTAAAGTTGATTTATTAATGTCACCATAAACCATTAATCCATCAAAAAATAAACTATGCATTTTTATATCATTTTTATCACAATAAGTTCTCATTTTTTCTAAAATATTCTCTTCATTAATACATAATAAATGATTAATAAATGATCCTTCAAAATTATCATCTTGTTTAGCATAATCTTTAATATATGCATAGCATTCTTTATCTAAAAACTGGGCATGTAATTTTTTCATTTCTTTATCATAGTTTTTAAAGAAACCACTAGAACTATGAACTTTTTTATTTGAGTTTGTAGAAACTAATATTTTACGCTTAGCATTCTCTCTACTTATATTATCTAAATTCATAATATTTTTTAATTCATCTTCACGATTAGTAATATATTGTTTTAAATTAGGACATTCAAAATTATTTAATAAACATAATTCTAGTAATATAACTGGATGACAATTGACTATATCAATATCAGTTGTAATGCCTTCTGTTAAAAATCCTCGTAACTCTTTTTTTAACCCTTGAATACTATTTTGTCCAAACAAGCGTCCATTAACTCGTCCTTTAATATAACCATAAGTAGACCAATCATCTGGTTTTTTAACTTTATTATTTAAATACTTAATTATTTTATCATATTCTTTTTTAGCATCTCCTTTTTTACCATCATAAATAGTCATAAAATTATCAAAACTATACGTCTCTAATAAGTATTGCGCTTTAGGTATATTAATTTTTTCTGTTAATGCTATGGCAGACATTTTATATAATATATAAATATATAATAAAATCTTTAAGTAATAATTCGATTTTATTTTTTATTATTTAATATTTTAAAAATTAATTATTTATTAATTGGTTGACTTTTAATATCATATGATTCTAATATTGTATTAATATCTGTTCCTCTATTATCACTAATTTGTTTTAACATATTAGGATCACTTCTAAAGTGATTAACTACGACTTTAAAATACATTGTTTCTCCTAAACCTTGAAAAGTCAATTTTTTAATATGATATGCAAGAGTATCAATATTAGGAATAAATATTACTGGTTTATTTTCTTTCTTTTGATAATTAACTAATATTTTCATGACTTTAATAAATTGCGGGTCTTTAATTTTAATAATTTTTTGTCCATATCCAGTAAGTTCTCCATTTGGTTTAACAATTTTAGCAGTTTTATAAACATTTCTAATATAATGTACTGTTTTAGAAACTGAACTATACCACAAATAATTCTTAGATTTATCTTTTGTATCTTTTTTAAATAATACAAAATCAAAATTTAAATCAGTATTTCTTACTTGACAATGAAGTAATAAATAATTAATTACATATTGCACATATTTCTCATCTTTGAGTAAACTATCAACAAAATCAACAATAGTATCATAACTAGGCAAACTATCAGCAAGAGCACTATTTGTTTCATATATTTTATCTTTTAAGAAAGATTGATTTTTCTTCCTAAATGTTTCCAGTTCATTTATTGCCATACCTTGATATTTTCTAATTAGAAAGGCAATATTTAATAATGATTGTTGTGAATTACGATTATCAATAGTTTCTAATGTTTCAATAACTTTTTTTTGACTTACATTAATAATATCATCATCAAGCAAATCTCTCAGTTTTTTATAATTAGAATTATATACATTTTGTGTAATTTTACTTTTATTGGCAAATGTTTCCCTAAACTTTTCTAATTCAGTCATTCTTATATTATATTATATATTATATTTAAGTTTATTTTATTATATAATATATTCAATTTTTATTTTTATTCCTATAATCTCTCATATATAGTTTCCGTTGCTTACGATATTCTTCAGTTTTTCTATATTCTTTAGTATTTCTTCCAGCAATATTAATATTTGTGCAATTATTATTTCTTTGCCAATATCCTTCACGTTGTTCTAATTCTAATTTAGTTTCACAAGGAAATTCTTCAATTAATATTATTTTAGCATCTTCATGTTTTAGTACATCAAAAGATGAGCATTTCCAACCATCATTATATAAATAATTTTTATAGTCACGATTATGCTCTCCTTTACGTTGACTTAATCTTTGTATTGTGCTTCCATAATAAACTACTTTTGCACTTTCACTTACTAAAGCATATATTTTTCCATTAATGTATTTATTCATTTTATAATTATAATATTATTATAAAATAAATATGCCGCCTAAACTTAATGATCAACAAAATGTAATTTGTAAATCATTTTTGAGAGATTTTGTATATGAACAACATTCAAAAAATAAAACAGAATTAGAATGTCCAATATGTTTAGAGACAATAACATGTAAGCATTGCTTTTTGATTTTATCATGTGGTCACCATAGTCATTCGTTTTGTATGCATAGAGTAAATCGTTGTCCTTTGTGTAGGAATTAAAAAATTATAATATTTATTTATTATAAATGCGTGATTATGGATATTTGAATTTGGGTGATTTAAAAAGTATTGCAAAATACTACCGTGCCGAACATAAATCTAGAATTAAAAGAGTAGAATTAGAAGCATTAATATTTTTAGCAGAAATAAAAAATGCTATGGAAATAGTAGAAGGTTATACTAATGCTTTAGAATTAGTTCAAGTAGGGGAAGAAGACGGAATACCAACATTTGATGTATCAGGATTAGATGTATCAGGTTCTTCTCCATAACGTATTGAACTACTTGGGTCATAAAAGGGATATAATGCATAGGGATTCTTTAGCATTCGTTCTTTCCACGCTTTAACATCTTCAGTAAGAATAGTCTCTTTTGCTAACATTCTTTTCATCTTAATTAAATCTCTATTTTTTTTATAGTAAAGTCTATGGTATTCTTTTTGGTCTGTTTCTTCATAGGGGATTAATCCTTCTCTAGTTTTTCTTGGCATATTTATATATATACAAAAAAAATATTTTATATATATATAACTTAAATATGCCATCCATTTGTGAATTAAAGATTGAGTTAAAAGCAAGAGGTGTAAAAGGAATCAGTGGGTTAAACAAGACAGAATTAGAATCATTATTAAGACGTAGTAAAGCAGAACAAAAAAAAGAACCTCCTAAACCAAAACCATTTGTTCCTGCACCAATAAAAGTACAAAGTCCAGAAGTAGGAGATAAACAAATAAATAAAAAAATAAAAATACCTAAAAATTTTTATGTTCCATATAAACCAATAAAATTACCTAAAAGTTTTTATGTGCCATTTAAACCAAAATAAAAAATTTTGTTAGGGCAAAAAAAAATTGATTTCTTTTTTTTAAAATTATTTATTTAATATTAATCAATAAAATATGATTTATGCTAACTTGCCTTTAACGTGTCGTTTCATTCCTATTGATACTAATGATGAAGTATTTCAAATAGTATTTATGAGTAATTTTATTGCTTATTTAAACCGAGCATCACTTGTATATATGAATTGGGTTAATAATCCTGAAACTTTAAATGAAGGAGAAATATTATGGGCAGCAGATTGGGCAAAAAAACTATATAATAATATGCAAAAAATTGATGACGATATGACTGAATATATAGGTGATTGTTTAGACAACAAGCATCAAAGATATATTTTAGATAATGTTCATTTTACACACACTGGATTTGATTTTGGTGATGTAACACAGGATAATATAAATTATGGAATAGACTTGTATAATGCTATTCTAGATAAGTTGTAAATTTTGTTATATTAAAAAAAAATTGATTTCTTTTTTTTTTAAATTGTATTAACTCCATTAGCAAATGGAAGAATTGATTTATATACTGCAGAATAAGAGTATTAAAGTTATTAGAGTAATTTATAAATATTAAAATAATTATGTTTTTTTTAAGAATATTTTTTAAAGATTAGAGAGATTTTTAAATAATAA